TGGGGCGGCAATCCAAAACTCAACGCATCCAAGGGTGTAGTTGACGCCGGCACTAGCGCAAACTCAACCTTTGTGCCTGTTATGACTCCCGGCCAGATTACCGGAACCAGTAACACAACGCCCGGCGCTACAACTAACGCGGGCAGCGCGGCGGTTACTGGCGGCGGAAGCAGTGGAACCAGCACCGTTACACCCGGCAGCACTAGCAGCCCGGGCTTGATTGCGGCTGCTTCGTCAGGCAGTACGCCTACAACGGCTGGCTCGATCGCTTCGGCCACCACGCAGACCGCGCCAACAAACCTCAACACCCCAACGGCGTCAGGCGGCGCGGGCTTGGTGACCGGGGCCAACACCCTTAGCCCCGGGACGTTTAACATATCCAACACATCGACAGGCAATGTCAATAGCGGGGGTTTAATTTCGGGCGTGGCACAACAGCTGTCTACGCAAAACGCACAAGCTGGTTTGCCTACAGGCGTGACTCCAAAGATTGGGGTAATGGGCTACAACACTGGCGCCGAGAGCATCACAGGTTACAACCCCTACGGTTTTACCGGAGCAAATACCGCAACAGGCACCTCACAAAACTGGTACAACTCTAAAACCGGTCAACGTTACACAGCCCCCGCCGGTACGTGGGCGCCACCTAGCGCGGACTGGGCTAAAGTATGAGCGTTCTTGCGCGGGATCTCGACGCGTACAACCGCGCCTTGCAGGCCTACCAGCGAAAGGTTGGCACGTTTAACAAGGGCGTGGACCAGTACAACGCAAGCGTCATGAAAGATCCTGCCGGGAACACCTATGTTTACGGCGGTGAATACGACCCCCTAGGGCCAAACAGCGGTCAGTTTTATACGGCCGATAAAACGTCGGGCAATCTTAGCAAAGCAACTGCGCCCGCTGGCTACGCCGGAATGACCGGGATTCCTGACAGCCCCGGGTACTCAATGCTAAGACAGAACCCGACCGGCAAGGAAACAAAAATATTTACCGGCGCTATTAAAAGTGGTGGCGGAACTGACCGCTTTGGTAATCCGCAACCTGAGTATTTCTACATACCGGGAGAACCAAGCCCCGACGGCTTGTCAACATCAAAGCGACTTGATGCCAGCAAGGTTCGCGTGGTTGGTCAAACGGAAGGCCAAAGAAGTGGAATGGGCGGCGGCAGCAACCCAACGTACACGATTGAGTACGACATAAACAGTTTTCAAGACAAGCCGGGTGAGTGGACCGAAACCTTTGACAAAACGGCGCCGGATCCAACCAAGGCTCAAGTTGCCCAAGCTGTTCGACCATCGTTGGCTGAGCAAGAAGCTGGGCTTATTGGTGAGGTCATTAAAGGTAAAGGACTTAAGACTGGCTCCGGCGGGCTGATCGGCAGCCGGATGGCGGCAGACGACTCCGCAACTACTGATCCAGATGCAGTCGACGTTGTTAAAATTGACAGCGGCGGCGGAAAACCCGGCACAAAAACGCCCGTTATGGTGCGCTAAAAATGAATAAATTTATTTGTTGCGTATTGCCCACAGTTTGGTATAGAATTTCTTCGGGCGAAGTGCGCCCAAAATTTACCAAAGTCAGCCATTGAGCTGGCTTTTTTTATGACTGATTACTCATCAAGCACATGGCATCAATTGCGCAAGTGGGCCGAGGCCCAGCTTGATCAAGCCAGAACCAAGAACGACGCTGTCGCGCTCTCCGACAACGAGACAGCTGCGTTGCGTGGTGAGATACGCATGCTAAAAAGATTTCTCGACTTGCCCAATGCGGCAACTCGGGGTGTGGTGGTCGAGCCGGATTAACGTCCCGCTTGGCCTTTTTAGTGGGCTGTTGAAAGACGGCCTTTATTTGGAGAGCAAAAGTGGAAGAAAACCAACTGTCTTCGGAAGAAGCGCAAAACCTATGGGATGAAGAGGCATCTAAGCTGACTGCCGACGGTGATACGTCCGCAACTGAGCTTTTAGCCACCGCGCCGGAAACGCCGCAGGATTTCGAACCAGAACAAGCGCAAGTCGAACCGGAACAGCCGGAAGATCCTCTTGCCGGGCTATCTTTAGCGGTCCGTGCCAAATTGGCGCAGATCGACGATTTAGCACAGGCAAATGCTCAACTGCTGCACCATGTCAAAACGACCGAGGGTCGCGTGGCAGCGATGCAACGAGAAGCTCAGCAAGCGCGTCAAGCAGCAATGCAAGAAGCGCCTACGCAGACAGCCATCGTCAGCGCCGCCAAGAACCCAGAGAAGTGGGAGCAGCTCAAGCAGGATTTCCCCGAGTGGGCAGGAGCGATGGAGGAATACGTCGCATCGAAGGTGGGGGGCCAGCAGCAGCAACAAGTTTTGACACCCGAACAGGTGGCAGGCTATGTGCAGCAGCAGGTCGCACAAACCCGCGCTGAGATGGGGCGCCTCATGGAAGAAGCGCGAATTGAAGGTAAGTACGAGAACTGGCGCGATACGGTCAACACGACTGAATTCGCGCAATGGTTTACCGTGCAGTCACCTGAGACTCGGGCCCTCGCTGACAGCTCGGCAGCTAGAGACGCGATCAAGATGCTTGACTTGTTCAACACATCTAAATCGGTTTCGGCTACGGACATCAGGCAAGAGCGCGGAGCACGTCTCGCTGCAGCCGCGACAACTCGAACTGGCCAGACACCGCCGCCTAAAACACTTGGCGACATGTCCCCAGCAGAACTGTGGAACTACGAAGCCAAGAAACGTGAGCGAGAGCTCAAAGAACGCGGCTACTAAATCAATTTTCAGAAAAGGAAACTAGACCATGTCTATTCAAAATTACGGCACCGTAGCATCGCGAAATTTAATCCGCGCTGCTCAAGGTATGCTTGAACACGCACAGCCCATCACTGTTTTGGGCGACTTCGGTACTCAACGCGAGATGCCCCAGAATTCGACAGACACCTTGGTGTTCCGTCGTACTCTGCCTTTTGGCGCCTCTACTACAGGTACAACAATCGAGAACTCTTCTCGCTATGTTGGTACTCCTGACATCACCGCTTCCAACTTCGTGTTGGCAGAGGGTGTGACACCTAACGCAAACACGATCTCTTTCCAAGACGTGTCTGTCCAGTTGCAACAATATGGCGTGCTGTTCAAGTACTCCAGCAAAGTTGAGCAGCTGTATGAAGATGACATCCCCGGCGAAATGGTCAAGCTCACAGGCGAGACTCTGGCTGAGGTGATGGAGATGGTTCGTTACGGCGTGTTGAAGGCTGGCTCTACTGTGATTTACGCAAACGGTTCTAGCCGCTCTGCGATCAACACAGCGATCAGCTTGAACGCAATTCGTAAAGCAGCTCGTACGCTTGAGTCCAACCGTTCACGCCGCGTGACTAGCCGTCTGGCTCCCGGTGTCAACTTCGGCACTCGCGCTGTGCAGCCTGCATACGTTATCTTCTGCCACACTGACGCTGTCAGCGACATCCGTAACTTGCCCGGCTTTACCCGCGTGGAAGAGTACGGTTCATTCAAGCCAATCCATGACCGCGAAATCGGCGCTTGCGAAGACTTCCGTTTCATCAGCTCACCCCTGTTGAAATCCTTTGCTGCTGCTGGTTCTGCAACCTTGAACGGCATGTTGTCTGTTGGCGCTGCTAACGTTGACGTGTACCCCTTCATCATCATTGGTGAAGACTGCTGGGGCCAAGTCGCTCTCAAGGGCATGTCTGCCATCAAGCCTGTGGTCCTCAAAGCATCACAGACCAACCACGCCAACCCATTGGGCCAATTCGGCTACGTGGGCGCTTCTACATGGTTCGCGACTGTGCGTCTGAACGACGCCTTCATGGCCCGTATCGAAGCCGGTGTGACCGCTCTGTAATGGACTAGCTGGGACGCAAGTCCCAGCGTCTTAACTTAAAGGACATCACCATGCAATCAAACTACTGGAAACTTCTAAACGAAGACCGTTTGAACGATGTATCCGCACTGTCTGTCACGGCTCCTATCTTGGGTCCCGTTGCAAACCTTACGCTTACTGCTACGACATCACTGACGGCAGCAGAAAGCGGTGAGACATACTTTTTGTCTTCGGCTACTGAATTCGTAACCACTCTGCCCGCACCAGCTGCTGGTTTGACATACACCTTCATTGTGGCTGCGGCACCTTCTGGCGCCAGCTACACGATCGTGACCAACGGCAGTGCCAACATCATTAAGGGCCAAGCGTATCCCGCTTCTGGCGCCGCTGGTGATACAGGCACAGCCGATGACACCATCTCTTTTGTAGATGGCTCGTCAGTTGCAGGCGATCGCGTAACTGTCATCAGTGACGGTACAAGCTGGTTTGCCTACGCGCATTGCGCAGTGGCAGCTGGCGTGACTTTCACAGCAGCTTCTTAATCAATCTTTTCCTAAAGGAATAAATCATGTCATACAACATTGGACAAATTAACAGCGGTTATCTTTCGCTGACCGCTGCCGGCCTAGCCGAAGGCACAAACGCTAACACGTTTAAGACTACAAACACTTTGACTTTTACAAGCAATGGCGTTTTCAAGTCTTACGCTGCTACCGACAACTTAACCTTTACTGCCGGCACCGCTTTGGGTAACTCTCAGGCTTGCTTGTTTGCAGTGTGGATTACAGGTGCCGGTGCCGTGTCGACCACACAAGGCCCTATCGTTGCTGCTGGCGATCCTTGCCCAGTGCCCGGTCAGGTCACAGCAGGTACAACTTTGGTCGGTTTGATCAAAGTGACTACCAGCTCTTCTGCTACGTTCACTCCCGGCTCGACCGACCTCGGTGCCGCCGGTATTACCGACGTGTTCAGCGATTGCATGGACATGCCCGGTTCAGCCCAGTAAGTTGCCATCCTCTCTTAACAGAGGGTTTTGCAGGTTGCCTTCGGGCAGCCTGCTTTTTGGCAGACCGATTTTTTAAACCTAACGGAGAATGAAGATGGCAAAAAAAGAAGTAGTCGCAGGAATTGAAATCATTGACGACACACCAACAGTTGATCCGGTTTCCCAAGTTGTAGATTTTCGCGAGCTTGCAGCAAGCGAAGCATTTATGAATGAGATGGTTGAAGTCATGGTGCATGCCAGCACTGACGAAAATCAATCGCCTCATGTAATTCTCAACTGCAATGGAACTAATCAACCAATCATGCGCGGCGTGCCAATGCGCGTTCGTCGCAAGTACGTTGAGATCTTGGCCCGTATGAAAGAAACTAAATACAGCCAAGTAACTCGCAACCCAGCAGCGCCTGATCAGATTGACATGATTGCGCGCCATGGTTTGGCATATCCTTTTGAGTTGATGCACGACGACAATCCTCGTGGCCGTGCATGGCTTCAAAACGTTTTAGCCGAACCCGCTTAAACACAGGGTGACCTAGTGAACTATCTCCAGCTTATCAACCGACTGCGCGTGGAGTGCGGCGTCTCTGGCGCCAGCACGCCGCTGATCACCGTTACTGGTTTGACCGGCGAATCCTACCGGATGGCAAGCTGGATCAATAGTGCTTGGGTCGATGTGCAAACGGCCAAGGAAGACTGGCAGTGGATGCGTTATCCAGTGCAATTCAACACGGTCACACAACAACAAATCTACACCCCCACCGAAGCCGGTGTGGGGTCTACTTTTGGAAACTGGAAACGTGATAGTTGGCGCGCTTCGTCTGTAGGACAGAACTACAAAGACGAGCAGCTGATGAACTACATGGATTACACGACGTTTCGCAACCTGTACATGTACGGGAACATGCGCACAACGTATGCGCGCCCTGTGGTCGTCACGGTTGACCCAGATAAGAACTTGGGTTTTGGATCAATACCTGATCAACCCTACGTCATTGTGGGTGAGTACTATGTTCAGCCAACAGAGTTTGTTGCGGCCACTGACGCACCTCCCAGTGTGTTTCCTACGCGCTTTCAAATGATGATCGTCTACAGAGCCATGATGTTCTATGGCGGTTACGAGTCAGCGCCTGAAGTTTATCAGCGCGGTGAATTTGAATTTAAGCGGTTGATGAACCGTTTGGACATTGACCAGCTGCCAACCATTGTCAGCGGTCCACCCCTCGCTTAAAGAGCTCAGATGCCACTGACTACTCCCAAAGTTAATTACGATTTGATCCGTCTTAACGGCGGTTTGGATCAGGTCACGCCAACACTTTCTTTGCCCCCGGGCGTTGTTCGCCGGGCGGCAAACTTTGAGTGCAGCATTACGGGCGGCTACACCCGCGTCGCGGGCTATGAGCGTTTTGATGGTAGACCAAGTCCGTCTTCTGCCAACTACAACATTTTGGTCTTTACGTTTACGGCCACGGTTACGGTTAACCAAACAGTTACCGGCTCTACGTCCGGCGCAACTGGTCGCGTTATCGCGGTCAATACGACCTCTTTGGTTATTACCCGAGAGACCGGGACTTTTGTTGCCGGAGATGTTTTAAACAACGGGTCCGGTTTTGTGGGCACTATTACAGAAGTGCAAGGCGTGGCGGCCGATGGCCTGATTGACGCCCAATACCAAAACCTTGCGGCCGACAACTACCGAGCTGACATCACTGCCGTGCCCGGATCAGGATCTGTTCTTGGTGTAGCTTATTACAACGGCACGACTTACGCTTGGCGAAATAACGCCAACGGCACTGCTGCTGTAATGCACCGGTCAAGCAGCTCTGGCTGGGTTGCTATTGCGCTTGGCTTTCAATTGATGTTTGACACGGGTAAGCATCCGGGTATTGCAGACGGTAACACGGTTGTTGGCAATACTTCGGGCGCCACCGGCGTAGTCTCTCGGGTTGTAATTGAGTCCGGCACGTTTGCTAGTAATGACGCTGTTGGACGTCTTATCTTTGCTTCGATAACCGGAACTTTCCAAAACAACGAGCAGTTGCGTGTTGGTGGAACTCATGTTGCAGACGCTAATGGCACGCAAGCGGCAATCACTTTAGCGGTTGGCGGTCGTTACGAAACCACTGTTGCAAATTTTGGCGGTGGCACAGCAAATTACAAACTGTATGGTGTAAGCGGGGTAAACAATGCTTTTGAGTTTGATGGCACAACCTATGTGCCCATCAAAACCGGCATGGCTGTTGATACCCCATCACACATCTGCTTTCACAAACAGCATTTGTTTTTGAGCTTTAATGCTTCTGTGCAATTTTCAGCCCTTGGTTTCCCTTACCAATGGACCCCCTTGCTGGGCGCCGGCGAAATTGCAATGAACGCGGAAGTTACTAATTTATTGGTGCTGCCGGGCGATCAATCAAGCGGTGCGCTAGGTGTTTACACTCGCAACGATACCTCGGTGCTTTACGGCACAAGTTCAGCTAACTTCAGCTTATCGACATTTAACTCCGGCACCGGCGCTTTCCCCTACACCGCGCAAAACATGGACCAAGCCTATGTGCTTGACGACCGAGGCATCATGAGCTTGGGGACGTCTTTGAACTTCGGTAACTTCGTGCCAGCGGCGTTGACCATGAACATTCCTAAATTCATTGAGCAGCACCGTGGGCTGTCTGTTGGCAGTACGGTCAACCGAGATAAGGGCCAGTACCGCGTGTTCTTTTCAGACGGATCAGCTCTTTACCTAACAATCCTAAACGGCCAAGTTTTGGGCAGCATGCCAATGCAGTTTCAGCACAACATCAACTGTGCAATTGACAGCGAACAGCCTTCCGGTGGCACGGTTCAATTCTTTGGATCGACTAACGGTTTTGTGTACCAAATGGATTTGGGCACGAGCTTTGACGGCGATCAGATTCCGGCCAACATGAACTTGGTTTACAACTCCATAAAATTGCCACGAATTTTAAAACGTTATCGCAAAGCTGCCGTAGAATTGTCAGGGGATTCCTACGCCGAAATTCAGTTTGGCTATGACCTTGGTTACCGTACAACAGCATTGACTCAAGCCGAAGACGCTTCATACCAAAACGATTTACGTTCTAGCTATTGGGATGAAATGGTTTGGGACAATTTTGTGTGGGACGGGTCTGACATATCTCCGTCTGAGATTGAAGTTACGGGAACCGCCGAAAACATAGCCATCCGCATTTCTTCAAACTCTGACCTTCTCCAGTCTTTCACGGTGAATACCATCATCGTGCACTACACCACACGTCGAGGACTCCGATGAGCAATCCGTACTATACCCACACCAC